AAATTCCAGAAGCTGTTTGTTTTCCAGTGTTTTTGCTACATCGGAATGCATGATTGCAAGGCCAAACTGATCTTTGTGGTCACCACAAGCCATTGTTGCAAGATCGTTAAGGTCAGTTTCTGCAATGTTTCTTGCAGTGGCAGATTTTGAACACAGGTCAAGAGTGTGACTCTCGTTCCATTTCTTTGCATTTCCCGATACACCAGTAATACCAAATACAGCATCTGTGATGCCAATCAGACGTTTCTGGCGTCTCTTCTGCCAATATCTTGCAATTGTAGCTACGATATGTCCCATCGGATCAGCACCAGAAAGTTCTGCAGTAAAGTTACGAGCAAAGAATCCTTTTGCTCTGCCATATACGATACCACTCTGAGAACCACCAGATACCTCTTCCACTTTGATGTCAGTCTGACCATCATAGTTCTGATCTTCTCCATCAAGTGTGTTGTAAAACGGAATCGTGTAAAAGTTTCCGCTGTTTGCGATTCTTTCCGCAATAACCGGGTCTTCTACAACAGCACCAGATTCGATCATTGCTGTGAGATACGGATCCGGTGCTTCATTCCACATCTGCATAAATAATTCCTCATCAAATGGAATTCCAAAAATTGTTCCTGCCATTTACTTTTCTCTCCTTTTTTTATTTGCCGGATAACTGCTTGTACAGTTCCGGATTTTCTGTTTTCAGTTTCAGTCTTTCTGCGTATCCCATCTTGGAATACATTTCTTTTGTGATGCCTTCCTGTTCTGAAGCTTTCTTCGGTGGCTTTCCACCTTTCAGCTTTTCTTCCACAGCTGCCTCAACAGCTTTCTGGAAGGTTACTTTTACAGTCTCCATAGACTTTTTGCAAGCATCGGCATCTGTATAATTCAGAATCTCTGCAAGCTCCTGTGGGAGTCCATCACCAGCAAGTGTGTTTCTTGCCTCTACCATCAGTTCTTTACGAGTAATAGCAGCTTCTCTTTCAGAAAGTTCTTTTTCTTTCTTCTGCTGCATGTACTGTGCTTTCTCTTCTTTTGTCATCTTTGCCAGCTTCTCAGCCTCAGAAAGCTTATCATCCGTCAGTGCCTGCCATTTCTCCTGTGCATTGGTTACTGCCGTATTGACTGCTTTCTGGACACGCCTATCAAACTCTGCCTGATTACCGCCTGTTTTCAAGAAATCATCGAAGGACAGAGGTTCATTCTCATCTGAACCGCCTGCTCCACCGGCTCCGCCGCCATTACCGCCTTCATCGCCGGTCCCAGCACCGTTTCCGCCTTCTGCAAATAACTGCAGATTCATTGGAACTTTACACATTACTTTAAATACTTTATTCCTCATTTCTTATCCTTTCCGCCCAGCCTATTCACTACTGTGCCCGGGCCATTCGTCTCAGATTCTGTAGTTTTATGTCATTTCGGACACAAAAAATAAGACGCTTCACCCCGCGCCTCATAGGGAGATAACCGGATCACCTTATCCCTTCTCCTTACCTGCTGCCTTTTCTGTTTCTTTTGTGATCTCAGCAACACCTTCCTGAATCAGGTGTTTAGCTCTTTCATCATCAACTTCCAGAATATCGCCAACTTAAACGATTTTCTTTAACTTGATGTCACTGTAGCGTTTAATGCACTTTACCTTCACCGTTCTCACCTCCCTCTCAATCACTGTGTGTTGCTTTTAATCCAAACTCTGGAAGAAAATTAATCTCGTAATGATATTTATCTACAGCTGATCCGGAAATATCTTCAACTACATACATTGTGTAGTCATTCAGATACACATAATCTTTCTGATATTTGTTATCCGCTGTCTCAATAATTACTTCCAGCTCGTTGTCAGAATTATTCTTCAATGCAAATGTTCCAGTCAATTCCAGAAGAATCGTATCTGTCCTGGCATTCAGGACCGTGAGTTTCCTGGTCACATTGAAGTTATCTGCTTCTTTGGAAATGTTGTAGCTTACCTGATCTGCTTCAGCACATCCTGTGGCTGTAATACAGATCAGAAGCATCAATGCAATTACTGCTGCAATTTTCTTTTTCATGCTCTTAGCCCTCCGTAAATTTCCAATCTTCTGCGAGCATGTCTGCCTGAGAAGCAAGCCAGCCCATCTGTACACCTGAACTTCCAACAAAAGCAATCGCCATATTTCCAATGGCATCATGCTCACAATTTATAATTTCTCCTGTAGGCGCTTTGTATGAAATTCCGCTTGCAAGCTGAATGTACTGTTTCTTGCCATTCCAGCCCTTTCGTGCTACTTTCATTCCTCTTTTCAGATACTTAATTGCTTCTCCAAAGGAAAACGTTGCTTCACCGCCAAGCTGAGGACAGTTTACTTCATCTGCCAGAATCCACTCATCAGAAAGGATATTCTGAAGTGTATATACAACGCTCTGTGTTTCTCGAATATCCATTTCCTGTCCGCCTTTTGTGTGTATGATGATTGTTTCTTTCTCTGGACTCCAATACCAATATCCTCCCCAGGATGGTAATTTTGCTTTACTTCCAGATCTCATTGCTTTTAACACTTCTTCAAATTTCATGTTTTATATCCTCTCTTTCTTAAAAATGGGTATAAAAATACCACCGGCCTTTTCTGACTGGTGGTATCTCACATTTTATGCAATTTTGTTTTCGAGATCAATATCAAGCCCAAATTCTTTTAAGTCCTGATCCCTGATATCCAACTCCGTTTTCAGAATATCGAGCATTTCATAATACGCAACTTTCCGTCCAGCACAGTACGCATCATCCTTGTTTTCCTTACTTTCTTCAACAGCTTCATTTGCATTTTCCAGCAATCGGGCTATCATATATTTAATTCCATCTCTTGTTAATGCATCAGCCATTGTAATCACCTCTTTCTTTCAGCTCGTCTATCCGATCCTGTATTGCCTGATTAAAATTTCGAATTTCTTTTTTCCAGTGACGCTTCAAGCCTTCCTGTTCGCATGTCATTTTATCGTCCCAATCAGAACAATGTGCTTTTGGATTTTCTAAATATTCTTCATGTTCTTTTATTCGCTTTTCGTACTTCCGGATCGCTCGTTTCAGCGAACCGGACTCTTGATTTTTAATATCGCTTTCAGCAAATAATTGCAGATTCATCTTTAGTTTATCCTTGTTTTTCTTTATTATACCAGAATCAATAGTTTTTGCAATGGATTTAGCGCCTACTCTGTCCTTTGTATTTCCCTTGACATATTTCTGATACCATTCATCATATGTCATGTTTGCAGGAACTTTCTCAGTACGTCCAGTTTCTGGATTATAAGCCGCTCTTGTCATCCTGGACAACGTCTCATCATCGATGTCACTGATCGTGGTAGACCTACACCACGGGTGCATCGGTGGATAGTTCTTTCCGGCTTGTCTTTCTGACACCAGGAACACCTCTCCGTCAAGCTCTCGACATATCTTACTGGTACGCAAATCCAAAGTTGCCACATATCTGTATTTCTTTATACCACATTCCTTATATGCCTGAGCGGTAAGCTCACTTGCAAAGAAACAACTTTCTGTTCTGATCAATCTGCGTGCAGCTATTGCCCCTCCGCCAAATTTCTCAGTGATCACTGCAGCGGTCTCCCTGTCTGTCCTACCAGTCAAAAGGCTAACAAGTAATTCATCTTTGATCGTTTTTGCAAGATCATCCGTATTCTTCCAGATACGCTTCGAGTAATGTTTTCCTGACCAGTTCATCCGAAGTGCTCGCTCAATCTGTTTCTGATCAACATGAGAAAAACTAAAGCCTAATCCAGTCTTGCGCTGCGTATTGTATATCGTCCTGTAATAAGCATTCTCAGCAAGCTGTTCAAAAAAGCTTGTATCAAACCGCTGTTCCTGTTGATATACATTCTGCATGACTGTATCGACCTGTTGCAGGAGTCTCTGCAGTCTTTCGATTCTGGCTCTGTATGCCGGTGCTTCCAACTCCTTTAGAAGTTCCTGTTTATTCTTTCCAGAGTCCTTATTCTTAATCTCAAGAAGCAGCTTCTGAATGGAATCTTTATCCTGAAAGCTATTCAGGAATCTCCAAGCCTCAGCTTTTGACAATTTGTGTTTTGTCATGTACTTCTCAAATATATCCTGAGCTGAAAACACAATCTGAGCGGATGCAGACCTATATATTCTGGCTACAAGATCTGCATTGTCTTCTGCATCAGCCATACGTTCATACATGTCCCAGGCAGCTCTTTTTTCCCAGTAATCACTCATCTACTTTTTTCTCTTCTGTTTTCTTCTGTGATGAATTATCCGGATTATTATCTTCCGGCGGATCATTTCCTTGCATGCCAAACATCTCCTGCTGCTGTTTCAGGCTCTCTTCGGATTCTTTCTTCACTGCAGCCAATTCCTCGTCAACATCCTCAACAAATGGAATCTGAGCAAGCAACGTCTTCTGACTCACAATACCTTTGAGGTTAGATACCATCTGAGATATCTCCAGAAGATTCTTTGGAAGAGCTCTGGTGAAAGTCATTGTAATTCCTTCCGGATCCACAGTTTTTTCTTTCTTTGCAAGAAAATTACAGAATATGCGAATTCTTTTTCTCAATCCTTTGCGGTAATATCTGGTCTTGATCTTCGTGATATTCTCCATGCCAAGAAGCTTAAATTCCATAGCCACACCAGATACATTGCCTCCAAAGCTTTCATCTGTCATACATGGAATATGTGAAAACTTGTGAATGTCCTGCTCAACTGCTTTCTTTAGGATTTCTACACCAGCTTCATCAAATGTCCTTGTCAAATACTCTGCTTTGGTGCCATCCGGCATCTCCAACAGCTTTCTCTTCTTAAGGTGCTTCATGGCAGCTTCTGCACCATCCTTTTGTTCGCCGTCTTCCTCTATCTCATCATCTATAAGCAATGTTCCATAGATGGCAAGAATCGAATCAATGAACTGTTCTTTGTCCGTGATACGGTCACTCATCAACGCGTTATATGCATCGATCAGCGGAATCTGCAGTTCAAAGTCACCGATTGCAAGTTTGTTGTTCAGATATTCAATAATAGGGATTTCTCCCAGATAATGAGGAACAGGCTCTTCTGTGGTTTCCTGACTGCCATCAGTATTCAGGATACTTAACTCAAATTTATAATTCTGAGTCAATATCGTAGCCATGTACTGAGTCGTTTTTGTTCCGGAATCATCTTTTTTTGCATAATAATAGACAGCAAAGAGTTCATTTTCCTCAATGCTGTCATCTCTAACCATAAAGGTGTTCTCTGCAGAAATATTCTTATCACACAGGTATGCTTCATTTTCTTTCACATAGATGTACTCATATGCAAGACCATATATCGAAAGATCCAAGCCATTGTCACCATCTACTTCATCAGCTCCGGCAACCTCTAAAGCTTTTGTCAGTTCTGTGATATCATTCTCTGATTTATAGGACACTGGATTACCAATGAAATAGCTGCTGGCTGTATCCGAGATATCCTTTGCATGGTTACATACCAGCTTATTTTCTCGGTTCTCATCGTCCAAGATCTTATGTTTGCCCCGGTAATAGTTCATATTCTTTTTCAAACGACCAACAAGACCGATGTGCTTACCGATTAACTTTCTGATCATCTGCTTATCAGGTCTGAGTTCGTCAAACTCATCCCTTGGAATCGTAAACGTATACATCTCTCTCACCTCCTGACTTCTCTAAATCTTGCCATCTTATGACCTAAGATTGTACTTACAAAATACCTTACAGCATCCATGCTGTGATCATGCTGTTTTACCGGCTTATCCTCACCATGTTCCATTGCTTTTTCATCCCAGATATAAGAAGCAAATTCTTTTATCGTTTCTACGCAGGAAGAAACAAAAACAAGTTTTTCCAGATTCAGAAGCATTCCAACCAGACGGATTCCATCCAGTACATCATTGTTTGCTTTCAAAACTTTGTATCCTCGCTTCCGAAGTTCTGCGATAAAAGAAGCGGCCGATGGATCCACGATGATCGCTTTAATCTTCGTTCCATCAAGCCACTCTTTCAAGTCGTCTGCATATTCTGAATCTGTCTTTTGTTTGCCTTTATCTCTTCCGGAATAGTAGTACTCCCGAATACAGTACCATTTGCCGTCTCTGCCTTTATTCCATAGCAGGAAGACTGTTGCATTCTGAGTACCATAGTCACAGGATACATACCGATTACCATCTATGAGTAACTGAAAGAAATCTTTGATATTTCGAACATGCTTCTCTTCATCAAACATATCATAGATGATGCCCTCTGCTGCCGCCCACAGTCCCAGGATGTAACGTTTGAAGAAAACTCCAATGTACATGCTCCGGTATCTGGCTTTGATTTCTTCGTCCAGAGAGAGGTTGTCATCCATTGTAAAATGCAAATACAGAATATTCTTCTGTTCGCACTTATCTATCCAATTGACCTTGAACCAGTGATACGGTCCATCAGGGTTACAGTTAAACCAGAACTTGGAACCTTTCACTGAGCATCGTCCGGTTGCCTGATTGACAAAAGACTCTGGCATCAGAGCAACCTCATCAAAGAACACGCCTGCCAGTGTAATACCCTGAATCAAATCCTGTGATCTCTCATCCTTTCCGCCAAAGATGTAGAAGTAATTCTCTTTGCCATCTTTTCGGATAGTCAGAAGATTGTCTGCTCTGTGATCCGTGACCGAATAGCCTCTGGACAGGAGCATCAGCTTCAACCAGAACAAAACGTTTCTCCGGAAGGAACCAATGGTCTTTCCACACATTGCAAAGTTCTGCCCGGAAAACGAGCTCATCGCCCACATAACAAATGATAGTGACATGCTGATCGTTTTTCCTGATCGGATAGCTCCATCAGCTATGATTCCATCCTTGTCATGTACCGGTGACTCTTTGCACCACCAGGTAAGAACCTGCTTCTGTTTTTTTGAAAATGGAGAAAAATGAAATGTCTGACTGATCTGGCTGTTACCCCGATTAGTCTTCATTTTCTGCAGTTTCTCTTTCAGGGTTTTGATCTTGTCATACATTCTCATCACCCCAAACATCCACCGCAGTCGCATTCATTGCATCCAGAAATCCATCATCTGTGGTATTCTCCTCAACGTTATCCTGTTTCAGCATTGCAAATTCAAGCTGCATAGTTGCAAGCTCAAGTTTCGCATCATCATATCCAAACTTGTGAAGTGTCTCAATTGCTTTCTGCTTTCTCGCCTGGACTCTGGTCAGCGCATCTTCAATGGACTGAATCTGTCCAAGAATTCCTTCGTACTTCTTCAGTTCAGTAGGCTTGCCTTTTTCTATACCGGAACTAAATTCTGTTACGGACATTCCCGAAGGAACATGTTCTCCATCAGAACCAGCTCCAAGTTTCTGTTCTTCCATCTGTCGCAGCTGATCAATGCGCTTCAACATCCGTCTTTCACGTACTGTCAGAAGTTGTATCTCCTGCAGGAGTAGCTGTTCCTTATCCGGCTGTACTGTCTGAATCAGCTTCTGTTCATCTACATCCAAGGTATCAAAAAAGAGAGCTTCAAACTCTCCCGTTTTAACTGCATTCTTATTTCCCGGTGGTCCTGTACCGCCATGTCCCTTAGCATTTTTGTTGCCAGGCTGTCCACCTTTTTTTCTCGCAACGTTGCGTTTCTTCTTTTGCAACGTTGCATTATTCCATTTATATCTATTCTTCCAGCTTCGAACTGTCCCTTCTGGAACACTAAGCTTTTCAGAAATCTCAATCAATTTCATTCCAGAATCAAATAGTCTTCTGGCTTCTTCTACTCGCTGATCTGGTGCTCTTGCCAAGCCTCACCACCTCTCATTCATTTCGTTTTTGATATTTACTGAAATACAGTCCTGCCAGCACCATAGTGACAGCCGGTTGCTACCACGCTGAAAGGAGGTGCAAACACTTACATACAGTGAATCCATGCCTAAAGTATGTATGTGCTGGTGCTGTGCACGCTGTATGAAAATTGGCATATAAAAAGGTGTCCGAATTGGACACCTGAACATTTTAAAAGCGGAACTGCTGCCAGCTCCGCACCTTTAAGGAGATTTACTATAAAAAAGTTGCGTGTGTGGATCACGCAATCGGAACAGATGGAATCGGACCACCGACACGCTGGATATAAGCCAGCTGCTCTACCACTGAGCTATGTTCCGGGATGTCCTGATCTGAGCACCACCAGAGACCAGGACGGGGGATTCATCATATCTTATATGCGGAAGATACGTATGAGAAAAGAAAACTGAACGTCTTGGCTATTTCCAATTCGTTCATGATATACTATAACATCTTTGAAGCGGACATATCGGACAAAACGGACAAACTTTAATTTTTTTCAAAAAATCTTTTAAATTCTTTTCTTACACTTTCCTCTGTAGTCTTCCGTCCCATCCGATCTGCTACCTGCTGCCAGGTCATTTCCTCGAAGATCTTGTATTTAATAATCCGCTGCATCCGGAATGGGATTGATATCATCCATACTTCAACCTGCAGTTTCAGTTCTTCCGCTTTCTCTTTCTTCTGTCGCAGGATCTCTTTCTTGTTTCTGAGTCTGATATCGTCTGAATAAGAATATGTCGTTCCCTGTACTTTAAAATGCTGTGGATTGTAAGGGAATTCCGGATTACTTCCAGATACAGTCTCATTTGCTGTGATATTCTTTTTTGATTCGAGTTTACGGATTTCTGCTTCTGCTTCTTTGGTCACCTCGCATGCATCTATGTATTCTTCCAGAATTCTCTTATCCATGATGTCAGCCTCCTCGTTTCCATTCCTTCTTGGTTTTCTTGTCCCGGATACCCGTTATCTCTAAACCCAGCAACCCGGCAGTGTTGTTCAGAACTGTGTATGCATTATAAATATGTGTCGGCATATGTCCTGCTGCCTTGATTGCCTTACCTGATGTTGGATCCGGATAGCCCTCATGATTTTTATATGCCATTCTTCTTCATCTCCTC